GAATTCCATTGATTCAGCTTTTAAATTAGGAACACGTCCGCCATGAACTGCTTGTTCATTCTGTACTTTTTTAACAAAATCATTCTTCTCGCGATGTTCCATTTCATAACGATTTTGTCGCACTTTTGCTATTGCTGCTTCTTTTCCTGGTGCTCTGTCGTATCTGCTTTTCATGATAATCCCTCATCTCTTTAGCTTTCGTTGGGTGATCGAACCAAACGCCTGTTGCAATAAGACGTTTAAATTCTTCTTCGTTGTCTTCTTCTATCACCCGCATTGGATAGATTGGGTGATAGAGACAACTTCGCTGAAATGGCATAGTTAACCCTTATGACAAAAGTTTGACTGCATATTGTGGGTGCCATTGAAAACCACACAAAATGTCCAATCGCATCAAGTTTTGATAACCTAAAATATCGCCAGTTTGGGTTACTGCAAGTGATAATCCTGTTTCGGGATCGATGGCTACACTAGAATAAGGAACTTGCAATTTATATAGAGGTGGACAAACAATATCCAGTCCTCGTGCAGGATAAGCCACATTGACATTGTAACTTGGTATTACTGTCACTGCCGCACCAGTTGGGATTGGATTATCGACATTTTGTAAAGGGCTACTTGATGTACTAATAATTACTGGAGCGACTGTGATTGTCACTGCGCCGCCACCCGTTGAATTAGCAGCTTGGGTAATCACAAATTGCATATTCTGCCCAGTTGATGCCCTAGAAAGTGGATTAACACTATGGACACCGGCAATTGAGATCAAATCGCCAGGTAGAAAATAATTTGTTACGTTGATCGTTGCGCCTGCGAGAATGATGGTGTTGCCACTTGCTACCGCCCCATTTACAGTCAAAGTGTCACCTGGGGTCAAAGTAGGCCCTGCACCAGCAGTATGTTTAACAATATTTTGAGATTGGAAGATGTCAAAATAAGATAAATGCCCAATCGCAGATTGTCTCACGATATCTTCGTTAAATACCGGTGTGAAATTATTAAGCAATGCTGATTTCAAAGATGATCCATCACGCACCGTCATCGCAAGATAAGCATCGGATGAGATATTTACACCCTGTTCAAGCAATTTAGCGCCTGCTAAATCAACAGTTTGGAAGGAATTAATTGGCGTACCAGCAGTTCCAGTAAAGAAATATAATTGTTGTTCAGCGGAAGCACAGACATCACGTTCCATCTGAGTAATAATATTTTGTATTGCAGGTTGAATGAACATCCTAGAGAAATCTTCAATACGTAATGATAAATCTTGAATGGTATAAGCAATCAAGGCATGGTATTGATGCGCAACTGTTATAGTTTCAACCGTCTCAATAATGTCCTGAGGGACAGCAGTCGACCCATCACCAACAATAAAATTATTTTGACGTCTGACTTGCAACGTATCACCAATTTTATAACCCGAATTTTGGAAATCATCCTGATAGATTCGGCTACCAGTCATAGTAAAAGGACTATTATTGGCAAACATTGCTAATGCGGTATTTGAAACAAGTTGCGTATTAATAAATTGATTAGGCATATCCATTCTCCATCCATGTTATTAGGAGGCTTAAATGGAAATCTCTATTTCCATCCCGCCTTCATCCGTGCTCGTAATTCACTTACGGGCGTTTTATCCGTGATAACGTTGGAGTTGGTAACTGGAGAGCTTTTAATCTGACCGAGAGGTTTGGGTTGAACCGTTTTATTCTCTTGACCCTGATTTAAAGCATGCGACAGTTTTACCATCTCACTTGCTTGATCTATGGGCTGGAGTTTTGAAATACGGTCTAATTCAGAAGTGTTTTTACCGAGTTTGTAGAGGACTTCAGCGGCACTTCCTGGGCCTTTTCGTGGCAAAAGTAATGCAGCATCACGCATATGAGGTGTAAAAGGAACATTTTGGCCCCTTACTACATCATCAAAATCCTCATATTTATCAGAGTGATCATCGAGATGTTTATTCAACTCATGATATTGCTGATTAACATGATGAATACGTTCTGCTTCTTTCGCTTTACGCTCTTCAGCATCCCTCGCTTGAAGCGCGAAGCCGACTGCCTTGTGAATTCGCTCCTCTTCACTCCCAGGTTGATATTGAGAGTGATATGGATTTGCCATTTCGTTTTGTGATGAATCCATGTTTGATTGTGAGGCAAGACGTGAATTCAGGTTTTGAATCTGAGTCTTCATGTCTCTAATTTCACGTTGATGTTTTCGATCCTGTCTCCAGATTCGATCCTTTACACCGTCGGGCAAACCATCATGGTTATTATCCCCTATTCCGCGACTGGCATCTTCTACCTCGTCAACAGAACCCTTGGGCTCCCCCAAACTATTCATCATATCGCCTGCAAGTCCATCCTGTTCTTGACTCGACAAATTCTGAGCATCCATATTCAATCCACCCGGCATTAGTTGCCCCAGAGATAGATAAAATACTATTTATCTTTAAAATTCGGCCCTCTGTGTAGCCCCAGCAAATCCTATTGCTGTATTATTTATAGTATACTTTTTAATAAAAATAAAAAGGTCTACCCGTAGACAAAATGATTTGAAAAAGGTAATATTAAAAGGTTGTTTAGTGTTACGAAGCCCATTGAAGCCCTTGTCCCCTAGATCAGGGCTTCATAAAGTTAATTTTTATTCAGCTTTTTTCAAATCAGCAATAATTTTAGCGATTTTAGTCGTGAAATCTAATTCTGCTTTATGATGATCTAGACCATGGGTAATACGTGTTTGCTCAATATCAGCTTGATGATTATAAATATCCAAATCATTATCAGCTTTCATCTTATGCGCTTTTAATGCAAGTTCAGCTTTCGCCAGTTCCATTTGTTGTTGCTTTAATTGTAATTCTTGCATTTTAACCTGAATGGCTTGCTGTTTTTCCTGAATTTCAGCTTGTTTTTGTTGCATATCCATTTGCATCATTTGTTCTTGTGGAGAAGGCGGTTTTTGAGGTGGCTGTTTTCCTTCTTCTTTGGCAATAATTTCGGGCGGCACAAGATTTTTAAATCGCTCAGAAATTAATGGCATGAATTGCACATCTAAATTCTTTGCCCATAAATCGGCAACCAAAGGGAAAGCTTGTGGATAAGCTTGCAATGTTTGTTGGAGAAATTCCAAAGCTAGTTCTTTTTGTACAGCAAACGAAGGACCAGTATCAATTTCAACATCAAACTCTCCCCCTTGAATTTGATTTAATATTTTCTCACCTTTTTTTTGATTTAACGTAACCGATTCAATTTGGCCACTTTTACGCGAAACCATCATGGGTCGCTCGTCTTCGCCAACAATATAAGGCAATAAATCATTAACAATTCTTCCACCTTGTTCGACTGCTTGATTTAAGTTATCAAAAAAAACATAGGCTGACATGGATCCTTCTAATTTCCTTTCACGTCTTGCAGTACCGGAAATATCTTTACCCTGCATTTGCTCATTCTGAGAGAAACCCAATACTTCTTGCATGTCCTGAGTTGCCGCTTGAGCCGTTGCAAATAGTCCTTGCGATACTTCCCAGGCGCTCATTTTTTGGGGCATTTGACCTGTCTTTGGATCAGGTTTGGCCATCAATGCACCCATTTGTAGTTCAGGATTACGCCATTGTTGTTCATAACCAATAATATTATCAGGCGTTGCTACCCACTGCTCACGTCGTCTATTTTTAAGCTCAGCAGCCGTTTCTGAGCGCGCATAGTTTAATAATTTTTGAGCATCCCGCGCTTCATGAATGAAAGATTTAGTATATTGGCGACCTTCAATATAATAACTATCGCCATCCACAAAAGGGATTGACAGTTGCTTTGATGGCCATTCTGAAAAATCAATAATACAATCGCGTGTCATGCGATAGTGCATTATTTTATAATCTTGGGTTTGACGCTTCATGACTATTTTTGGAATTTCACGTTCAATTATTTCTCCGATAATTGAATCTTTGACAAATTCTTTACTATCAGCAAATTTTTTCTCTCGTTCTTTCCATTGTGTTTCATTAACAACCTCGCCATTTGATAATTTATAAATCATCAATGGGTACCATTCTTTTATAAATTCCTCACAAATCGTAATCGTATCTCGAGTTTGCCATTGGAAATCAAGTAACATGTAAGGATCGACAAAAGAAATCGGATTAGTTATATAAGGATATGTTGCAAAGAATTCATCGCGGGTCAAAATATAACGACGCATGCAATAATTTCCGTCGCCTTTATGCGGTTTTATAGCAGTGGGATCCCAGGAACACATCGTCGGATCAGTAATAATACCGTACCGGATAACTTTATTAAAACTAATAGGTGATTCATAATCAAGATGGACTTGAAATGCACCAAATCCTAACATCAACGCATTTTTGAAGGCAGTTTGATAAACAAGGTCATTCTGTGATTGATAAGCTATCGTTCTTACAAGATCAGCGCGTAGATTGATTTGCTCTTGAGTTGCTTTCCCCGTTAACGATCTTACCATTAAATCTGGTTTATTTTTACGCTGTTCCCCCACTACTTTTTTGGTTGCATCGTATAATTTATTGAAAGTCATTGCTGGTTTAAATAAACGTGTAAATTCAGATCGTTCGACTGCTGTCCATTGATCTCGAATCACGAAATTAACATCATCTTTTCCGCGGGTAATATTTTCTTGAAAATAACTGTTCCAAACATTAACATTTTCATTCGCAATTTCAAGTACTTTATTTTCTTCTATTCCTGCATCATTAAGTGATACTATTCGACGTTCTTCCATCTCATTAATTTGATTATAAGATAATTCATTGACATTTACGTCATCTAATTTACGTTCCATGGCAACCTTCCTTGGTTACTTTATAAAATGATCTCTACTCTTATTACGACCTAAGATCATCGAGGTCTATGTAATTATATCATTATTTTAACTCTACCGCTAAGTATGATTTTATTTTTTTCATACATTCGATGTAAAAACTACCTGATTTTTTAGAAGTATCGTTTAGCAAATCAGATAATATAATCTCAATCTTATCAAGATTTTCATTTGCATTTTTATTATTAATGATACAAATTACATTCATATAATCTTTAATAAATTCCTTATTCATATAAGTTAACTTTTTCTCAACTAATTCAAGTTGATCACCACACAATCCACTGAAATCGTATTCCATTACTTATTTTCCTTTTAATAATTTATCAATATCCGTCGCCTTTCTCAAAACCTATCTGATATCCTTGCGAAAAACCTTCTTTGAACATTTCTATACTTGAAATATTAGCTTTATTTTCATATTCAAATTTAATTTTGGATAATTTAGCATCAATCATTTTATCAACTTGAGATAAAATTAATTCAGCAAAACCATTCAAAGGATCATTCTTTTGTTGAATTTCATAATCAATAATAGATGACATTTTACATGTTCCAAAACATGTAGGACTTAAACTCCCATCCGGATTAAGACATTTGCAGATCATCAGTATTATTTCCTATGACAATACAGTTAATTGACAAGAGCCAGAAGCACTAAATACAGGTTTGTACCATTGCGTACCATTTGATCCTACAGCGCAGATAACATCAGTAGCCAGGACGCTAAATCCTTGTGCAAGAATATAATTATCTAAATAACCAGCTCCAGAAATCGTTGTAAGCGTATCATTAGGTGCATACAAATGACCAATACGCGGTACAATACCTAACTGACCAGGAAAATTTATTGTAAATTGATTAATTGACATGATTTATATCTCCTTCATAATTTTTATCTAAGTGTTTATATTTAAAATCTGGATTTAATACCCATTTCTTCACGAATGCGGTTCCTCGAACAATACTACCCGTAATTTGAACATCAATGTATTTCCACGTTGTTTTGTCATCATGTTGGTATTTCCATAACATATCTTATCATCCTTAATTATCACACCAATCTGGGCAAATATCTTCATAGATTGCACAGTTATTTATTAGTAAGAGTACTTAATAATTCTAATAAATCTTTATATTCTGCTCTCCATGCTGACC